GTCCATCTCAAGCATGGGGTGCTGCATGGCAGCGTATTCGCTGCTCACGGCATCAAGGGTTGACTGATTGCTGTATTCATCCACCTCGACATAGTCGATTGGGGTTACGTATCGCATATATGTACCTCTTGGATTGCCTTACCGTCAGGATGCAACGCGGAGGCAAAGTACCGCGGTTGCATGAAAATTGGGTTTTAAGCTTCGTCAACGCCACGGATCAGGAAGCCGGCGTTGCACTCAACGGCAAGGCCACGAGCCTGTAAGCCGGTAAACCATTCATCCCGGACAGGCTTCACGTATGCCTCGTCGGACCAACGCCAGCCGCGTTGCACCAGGTAGTCCCAAGCATCTTCACGGCGCTTGAACTCCCGTTGCACATGGCCGTTGTAAACGACTGCGTACCGGGTCATCGGGTCAACCCGTTCTTCAAGGAGCCGTCAGCCTGCACCTTGTAGTAGCCACTAAACCCAGCCAGGACCCTGGTCTGAACGATGAACTCGTCGTCGACCTTGGAGATATGGCTGACGATCTCCTGGGTGCCGTTGTCGTTATCGATGATCTGTCCTACGGCGTAAGGGCAGAGCATTGTGGTCATGATGTCGTCCATGGTTGTCTCCTTGGTTATGGGTTATCGATCGTGGTTAAAATGACTGATGACTGTCAGTAACTTGCAAAGAGTTGCAACGTCTGGTACAATCGTTGCAACGGCATGAGAAAGCGTTCAGTGATCGACTGGGGTCCGATCGAAGCGGAATACGCGAAAGGTATTCCGCCTCAGATATTAGCTACGAAGTTTAATGTGAATGCAGCGTCGATCCGCAGTCATGTAGCGCGGTTCAAACTTGCAACTTACAAGCAGCAATCTCTGCAACGAGTGGCAGAAGCGCATCGTGTTGCAACGAATGAAATGGTGGGCGAAGCCCAATCTTATCTGTCGAGGTTAAAGAAACAGGTTGAAGGTGGAATGAATGCGCTGGAGGCAGAAGCCCCAGCTACCCGGAGCGAAGTTGAAGAACACTTCACTGCGTTGGAAAAGGTTAATCGTGTGGCTACTACAGCTTTTGGCTTGTCGGAAGGCTCGAAAACTCAAACAGTGAACATCGCGGTTTTACAACAACTTCCACAAGATTCCGTGTCAGTAACTGCCAGTAATTCAGTTATTCCTGTGTAGCTTGCGGTTTGATTAACCGTTCCCCGTGAGGACTGCAGGATTGCAATCCCCACGGAGCGACTCGTGGCCTACGAGTCCGGCTACCTGGGAATCGTGTCGTATTCACGATTCGCGGATCTGCGAAAACAGCATCCGCAAACTCCAGGAAAATCATGAAGTTCATTATAAACCGTTCATCGTGGTTTTGCTGTCCCACGAGGTCAATGAAGGGTGAACGATGTAGGCAGGGACGACTGTGGAGTCGACTCCACAAACCTTTACAGCTCATTTAACTGAGCTGCCTGATGCCATATATGCTTACATCCATCAATTGCAGGGAGTAGATTTCTGTAAGGCTCAATCTATCTACGTGCAATCCCCAACGTCAGCTTGCAATCCTAGTTGAGGGACGTAGGTCACTGATTTTAGTCTTATGGTCCTACACCGTTCACCGTCCACTGATTCGTAAACCGTTCCCCGTGGGTTTGCAGTCCCCACGAGGTCCGGAGCCTCAATTAGCTATTGAGGTGAGCGGTGACGAGCCGCTCTGCCAACGACGTCCGCTGCTGCGGAACGAACGAACTCACCGAGAAGCGCAGGGTGAGATTCTCCGCATCGTCCTTCGCGGGACGCACGCTGATGTCCAAGCTCTTGCCAGCGAGCAAGATCTTGCCCAGGGCGGCGAAGGCAGCGGCCTGTTCGCCGTTGTTCGCGTTGGGGTTGATCGTGCCGAGGTGGCCGAACTTGCTCCGTTTCACCGTCAAGTACAACGCATCGTTTTTCGGTGCGTAAGTCGTTGAGGGTTGAGCTGCTACGGTTTGAGTATCATATGCCATGGTGACTCCTATCTATAGCAGGGGTTTTGAGATACAGGGATCCATCCGGTTCCCTTCTCTCTCTGCTAATAATACAAATAGGCTGCGGGGCGGTGTAACCCCTTGATGTTGGGCGACTACCCCCACACCCACCCACCCCCCTTGAAGTTTAAGTTCTATAAATACACATATAATAAAAATTTAATTTATTTTTATTGCTGACTGGAGGCAGTCATTATATTGTTTCGGGTAATGAAGAAACTAATCGCTGCATTATGCGTGGTGGCCTTTGCAGCAGGCGCCCAGGCGGAGGACTTTGCCATTCGTCCTTCCGTGTGGGGAACCCAGAAATGGCCGGGCGGTTATGACCTCTACTCCGGTGGAGTCAAAGTTGGTGAAGCGAAGGCTTCGGTTTGGGGACAAGAAAAATGGTACGGTGGTTACGACGTGCATGTAGACGAGACTCGCATGACACGTGCGCAGGCAAATGCGTTGCTGCAAACTTTGCGCTGAATTGTCTTACGTTGACTAATTGATTAACCTCTTCATGCCCACAGAATGTGGGTATGGAGACGGTGAAATTCAAAACGTGGTTTCAAAAAATGGGCTCGCGTATGCGGGCCATGAATCGTGATATCACCCGCACTGAGCTCACACTTCTGGAACTTCGCGAGGTAATCGCCGGCTTAAAGGCGGATCTGAGACAAAAAACAAAGGTCTACCAGGAATCGGTTGAAGCCCTTAAGGAGCTCAGAAAAGAGCAGGAGACCGAAGAGCGGATCCTAAAAAACAAGCTTCGTGGTTATATCCGGGACAACGTCCAGGACGCCAACAAACTGATCCAAGAGTTTGAGAAAGCGGATTTCTAATCCGGCATGAACTCTTGCACAAAATCGCAAATCTCTTGCTCCGTTACCATAAACTTAACGCGAATTCCTTCCTCGTCATTCACCGAAACAAGTACGGGTTTATTCCCGGGCTTAAGCGACTTCATCCGCTCCTTAAGTTCGGCAATGGCTTTTCGTGAAATCTGGAGTTCGTTGTTTGGAGAATCAACGCAAGCGGCCATGATTACCATTAGCAAAGCGTCTTCGTCCTCCACCATGCGTAAATTGAGGTCATGCAAATCCACCAACCAATTTTGGGGCATGCCCCGTTAATGTCAAACAAGTGTCATGAAATTTATCTGGGAATACGAAGAAGAGGCGACAAAGAGGGTTCACGAAAGCCTGGACGAGCTAATCACGCAGATCCTGGTATCGAAGGGGCAAGACCCATGGGAGTACCAGAACAGGGAACTGTATCGCAAGGAAATCATTCGACAGAGCTGTGCCAAGGACCCGGGGTTCTGCGAGTCAAAAGGATTGGGGGACCTGGTGCATGTTCTTGCCTTGCCTGTCGCGAAAGCCCTGGATTCGGTGTTTGGCAGTCGTTTAAGCACCTGTAAAGCGTGCTCCAAGCGTAGAGCGTGGTTGAACAGCAGGGTGCCTCGCCGTGGCTAAAAACCGCAGACCAAAGATCGCGGTTACGCAAAGGCCGGTGAACAGCAAAAAGCTGATAGCCAAGATTACAAAGTGGGCGCTTTACCAAAGCCGAGCCAATGATACGGCAAATCCTAGGTAAGCTTATTTTTCTGGCAGCGGTGGCTGTTATCTGGGTCCTAGCCAAGAGGACTACCCATGACGGTATCAGGCGGTTTTAGGGTAACCTAAGTTACCCCAGAAATTTCAAAGTTACCCATTTTAAGTATTTGTGGTTATAATATTTAGGGTAACTAGGGTAACTAGGGTAACTATAATATATTAATGTATATAATCTGGCGTGAAATATTTGCACTGCGTGTGCCGGGCTTGTGAACCCCAAAGTCGAAAAACAAGTTACCCAGTTACCCTTTTTGTCGTAACTGATTGAAGTACAGCGGTTATTTTGGGGTAACTTGCCCTGGTAACCTGTATTTTGGGGTAACTTAGGTTACCCTAAATTGAATTATTTATCCCTAAAGGGACATATACCCCCAAAGGGATATGTCTAGTACTTGCCTTGCCGACCCTTGGGATTGGGAGTGGTTGCCCCACCAGGGCCGGCCCAGAGATTTTTACAGGCCCAATAGCGAGCTCCAAGCTTGCTCCCCGGGTTGTCGCAGTTATGCCGGGCTCTAAAAGATTTGCGGGCTGCCGCCGAATAGTTGTTTCCGTACCCCTTAGCCCCAAAATGAACCAGCTTCTCCTTGCCACCCTCGCAGGCTTTTACCATACGTTTCTTGCCCGGCCGGGTGCTTGGCCTTGGGCTATTGCAAGGCATGCTGGCTTTCTTACCTAAAGGCATAAGCTTAGCCCAAAAGGGCTATTATTTAAGAAACCTAATCTTGTAGGTGGTGGAGTTAATTAAAGTCTGGATCGTATCAATGTCGTTCTGAATCTCAGAGTCGTCTGAAACCAGCTCGCGGTGGGTCTTAACGTAGTAGTCCAGATCCGCCAAGAAAGCTTCAGGATCCTCGGTCTCCAGGTCGTATTTGAAAGGAAAGTTCTTAACCAACCCGTATTTGCCCTGCCAGGACTCCACAAGCCCATCGGTAAGTTCCACGATCTCGTCGTAGAACTCGCCCAGGGCTTTGTGAGCCGCAAACGAACGGGTCTTAAAATGAAGCTGGTGGGCAATCGTGGCTGAGTGAAGGAGGGTAGAGAAGAACTCGCCTGGGGCCGGGGAAGAACTGTAAGACTCCAAAAGCTCAGGACCTTCGCTTACCTCGTCATGCTCGGGTTCTTTTTTGATCTCCCCAAGACCTTCAATCAGCAATCCTGGGATCTTGTTTTTAGCCATAAATCAATGCTAGTTACTGTCTTTTGGCAGTCAATACTACTTGCGACCCCGGTTCACGCTCTTGGACTCAAGGTTCAAGTTTGACGCTGCATTATTCATGGTATTGCCGTCCTTGTGATTGACGTCTTTTCCACGCACAGCCGCCAAACCACGACGTTTGATCATCGATCTTCGGGCAGCGTTACGTCCGGCACGACGTTTGATTTGATCGGGCTTACCGTGATATTCCCGGTATTCCTTGGCGTAGTCTCGTTTTCCTAGCGGCATGTCATACCTTTCCCCATTTATCAATGGGACATTTCTCGTGGGGGAACACCGTTTTGGTACGCATATTGCACCCACAAATCTTGCAGACTCCGTGACCCCCGAATACTCGTTGGTCAAAATTGGGACATGCCTGGCAGATGGCATATCTCTCGGCACGCTGTTCATCCGTAGCCGTTCTCATTCCGTTGATGATCCAGGTGGATACGGAATTGGAAAAACTCTTGATCTGATCCAGCGTCATTGAATCAGTTTAACTTCTCCAAAAACCACCTCAATAGGCGCTGAAAAGCATTGAGGGGTTTGAGCCTGCTTTCTTTGCCTGCGCCGTAGGGTGCTGTTTTCCAACGCCCAAAACACAAACGATTTTCATAGTTCCACGGTTTACGGACCGTGATGTTTCTTGTTTGTTTTTTCTTTTTCATTCCACGTCCCAATATCCTTTCTTTTCCTCGTCTCGACGGTCCTTGCACCACAAGGTGAACGCCACCAACACGGGTAAGAGGACCATCAAAATCACGACTCCGGCGCACATCAGCAGCGGCCTCATGTGATCTCCAGGGAACTGAAGCTTTCTTCCGACCCAAACTTGCCCTTCACAAACACGTTAAACGCAATGCAGTACCGGTCGGCTTCCGCCCGGCTGTGTTCCACCGAGTGGGACAGATGGGAGGGGAACAAAACCAGCATCCCGTCCCTGGGCTGCACGGGCCACAGATCCGCGTTGAGGATATCCCTGCGCTCAAACTCCCAGCCAAAGAAAGCGGGGAAGAGGTTGAAGTCCTTGTAGGACTTGGAAAACAGGATTGGACCGCTGTTCTCAAAGGTTTCCACGTAGTAGACCCCGGAGATCAACGAGTTCTCATGCACATGGGCGTGCGCAAAATCCCCCTTCTGATGCTTCATGATCCACGAATTGGTGATGTGGAACTGGTACTTTCTCTTTAGGCCGAGAGCTTCGAACGTGTAGGCGCCCAGCTCCTGCAGAATGATTGTCTTTAAAGACTCCATCTGCGGCAGATCCAGAATCCTGGTGTTCACCGAACTCCACCCGTTGTTGGCCGTGACCCTTCGCATATCCGCCTGCTTGACGGCCGCGACGATCTCCCGTTCGGGCTGTTCCAGCTGCGAGACAAACAGCGGGGTGCTAAATAAAGGCGCCACCGTTCTCTGCGGGGGCGTCATTCCAGATTGATTTCCCATGTTATCTTTCCTCCTGATTTGCGCCGGATAACCTGCTCGGGTCGGATGGCCATAATCTTGGCCAATCTCTGACCCATGCGGTCCGGGCTTGATACGTAGTGACGCGCAAGCTTTTCGAGCTCTGCGTCATTCAACATGTTGTTGAGCAGATCCGTGGCAGAACCAACCCACTGCTTGGGGTTTTTGCCGTTCGCCGCGATCTTATAATTCATCAGATACTTATCGAGCAACTCACTGAAGGCGTGGTTGGGGTGGGTTGTTCTCGTATCTTCCAAAATGTCGGGGTGGTGGTAGTTGGCCACGCCGAACCGGTTGGTGCCTTCCAGGTGCGCCGGCGGGTTCCAATCCAGAAGCCATCGGGCAAAGTTGGGCAGCTCCCTGGCCAAGATCCGGTCGATCTCCTGGCGGGGAGGGAAGGGGAACTTCCGGTGCCTTGCCTTGAAGAGCATAATCTTGTCCAGGATTGAGGTATCGGTGTAGGGGATAGCCCGCATAGATTCGGGATCATCATTCAGCGTGAAGATGATCCGCCCGATCCAGTTGATCGTCGTTGGATTCTCCCGCATCGCACGGTGGCGGTGCTGGGTGTTGGCGACGAACTTCTTGATCGAGTTGGTGAAGAGCAAATGCTTCTCGTAGCTGGTCGAGGCGACGGTGTCGTCGATGTTGAGGACGCCGACCTCAAAAAGCTCGTTATTGAACTGGTCTCCACCGCTGATATGGGAGGAGGCATCGCAACCTCCGCCCATCAGGGCCGCCACAATCTTGGTGCCAATCAGGGTTTTCCCTTGCTCGACCGGACCGGCGATAAACACCGCCTGACCCTGGGCCGGAGCTCCGGCGCTGGCCGTGGTGTAGAACCGTTTCAGCCAGGCCAGGAAATACTGAAGACTGTCGGACGGATCAAAGAAATCGTCCAATAGACTGGCCGTCCAGGGGAAGTGTTCGCCCCACTCTCCCGGAGTGTTGCTGGGCGTCATGACTTTTACCCTGGAGGTGTTGAGGATGCACCGGCTGCCAAACCGCACGAGCTCCTCATGGCTGTAAAGCACCGGGCCGGTGGCATCGACACGCCGGTTCTCCCGAATGCGAAGCATGGCTTCGTCGGTCTCCGACATTTCTCCACGGGCGTCGCTGGTGAGACTTAAACCAAACAAGCCTGCAATGTCTTTACGGGCTGTCTCCGAAGGTGCGTCTCTCCAGTTGCCTTCCATGTCCTTGCGCCAGTACTTGCTGCCGTCGTACCAGTACGAACCCAGGGGTCCGCCCAGACGAGTGTTGTTAAACTCATCGACCCAATCTGCTCCCAGGATATCGGCCCAGGGGTAGAACGCCCGGTCTTGCGAGAAGGAAACCATGCCGGTCGCCGTAACGATACAAGCTGACGGGTTGGTGGAGTCCGGGGACCAAAAGGCATTACAACGACCGTTGATCTCAAGGGACCCCCGAAGTCTGCCCGGGAACAAAGCTTCCACACGCTCCTTGATCTTCTCGATTGGAATCTCGGTATCACCTTCACCCCGATAGCGGTGGGACGAATCAAACGCGGAAGCCAGGAGCGCACAGAGCGTGTCGAATTTGACCCGGTTGTCGCTGACTTCCGTGGCAGGAGGATTCCAAGCGTAGTACTGTTCCGGCTTGCGGATGTTGTCATCCAGTCCAGGAAACAGCTTACGGACATTGAGTTCCTTCATCAGACGAGTGATGAAGGGGTCGAATATCCCGGGCGCGATAGCTACGGGTTTCTCAAACAGCCAGATAACCCGCACTCCACCGCTGATGGTGCGATGGGCGTAGGCGGGCTTCATGCCGGCTTTCGAGCGACGGGTAAGACCCTCGAGCATTTCCTCGGCCGTAATCTGAGCGTCGTAGTCCGCCACAAGGGCGTGCATCTTGACCGCCTGGTTCTCACGGGAGACACGCAGGTTGGGCGCACGACCCTCAAAGCCGGACACAAACAGCCAATCCGTCGAGGGGTTGGTCGACCAGGAGGAGAATTCCTCCTTGGTCATGTTGGGTAGAGGGGTTGTATGAAGCCAGGCGTCGACTGGAGAGACCTCCAGCGAAGCCAGGTTCTTCAGGGAGTAAAGACTCATGGCTTTACTCCTGATCGCGGTTCTTGAAATAGATGGTTTCGATGCGGATCACAGATCCATCGGGCCACTTCCTGACGATATCGTGCCAGTAATCGCGCTCGACTTCTGCGTCCAGTTTTGTCCGGTGTGTCCTCTCGGACACTCTTGAACCGTCCCTCAATACTATGTACCTCGCGTTATCCATTTTATTACTCCTATTTAACGTATCTTTCGGTCTCCACGGCCTCGGCTGCGACCGGGCAGCCTTGTAACCAGTCCGGGGTTACCGACATCAACATCTCCACATCTTTTGCTTTCACATCCTTGTCGACCTCCACAACGGCTTCGTCGTGAACGTGCAGGACAAGGGGTAGGCCAGCCTTTTCAAGTCGTAGGATGCATTCAGCCATGACATCCCGGGCTGTAGCCTGAACGGTGTTATTGCATAAGTTCCCACCGTAGAAATTGACGTGAGGACCACCCATGATGGTCTGGGCTGTGTATCCCGCGTACCCGCTTGCCAGATTTTGTGTGCGGATGTTGCGGTATTTGAGTGAGCGCCAGGAGGGTAGCTCAATCTCGTATTGTCCGTCTGCTTTGGACTGCTTGTAAGCCGTCTCCAGCTTCTTCCAGAAATTGACTACATGATGATTCTTGGAGCGGTACGTTCTGACAATGTTTGCCGCCTCCGCTTCATCGATCTCCAGGCCGTAGGAGGTATTGGCCATGTAGGCAAATTTCTTGGCTCCTGCGCCATACCCAAGACCCAGCACCATCGCCTTGGCCAATTGGTACATGGCCGGATTGTTCTTCTTGAAGGTTCCTTTCTCACCCTTCCAAAGATTGGCGGATAGGGCGAACGCCTCGTAGATGCCGTAGCCGTTGCGGACAGCTTCCAGTAGAGCGGTATTGCCGGATAGCCAAGCCAGCACCCTTGGTTCGATTTGGGATAGGTCACAAACAATAAACTTCTTGCCCGGGCGGGGCACTATGCAGCCCCGCATATCGACGCCAAAATGAGGCTCCCTGGGTAGATTCTGTACGTTAAAACGGCTATCCCCGCTAAACCGGCCTGTATGCGCGCCAAAGTACTTCATGCCGTATGACGCCGTCATATCCGGGCGCACACGAGAATCCAGCACCTTCATCTTGACCAGGTAGGAATTGGATTTTCTCCAATCCCGCATGGCAGCCACAAAGGGAACCTTATCTCCGTATTTCTTTTCCCACACCGCACACTCCTCGGAGTCTTCCGAGAGGGAATCCGGCCAGGGGATACCCTGGTTGATACACTCCGCCCTGAAGTTCTTGATGGAAAGGACTACGCCGTCTCCTTTATCCATCCAGGGCAGCTTCTGCTCGGCTTCCCACTTGATCTTATCAAGCTTCTTAATGCCCTCCTTGACCCTAGGCTGATCGATCGCGAAACCCTTCCACGCCATCTCAATGGTGTGCTTTGACAGTTTGCGCTCGATTTCAGGCATCTCGGAACCGTATTTCTTGTACAGCTCCAGGCAGCTCACAGAATCCGATAAAGCGTATTGCTTCATTTCCTGCGCAAATTCAGTATTGGCCACATCAGACCACTTCTTGCCCTTCATCTTTTTTCGCGGATCCTTCGAAATCTCCTTACCAAGCAGGTTGGTACAGGCACCCTCCAAATCCCTTGGAGAACCCAGGTAGGCCGCAAGATTCGCCGTGCAGAAGAAATCCGCCGGCTTGGCTTTGATTCGGTCGCCAAGAGCCTCAACACAGGCTCCGTCAAAGCTGTAATTGTGCGCAATCCATCGGCAGCCGTCGATCTTGTCCCAGGGAGCTTTGTCCACAGGACCGCAATACGGCTCAATCCCGTCACCAACCATCGACACCATGTAGATTTCCCCACGCGGGTCGCGTAGGTAATGCCACTGGCCGAGCGTCTTAATGCTCAGCTCGTTGTCGTAGTAGGATTCGAAGTCGATGGCAACTGTTCGCATTCGGCTTGGATTTCTTCTGTGGGTTCCTTGAGGGTTTCAAGATAAAGATCAAGCATCCGGCAGGTGAGGCCCTTAAGCTCCTCGGCCACCGTTTTCTCGACCGGTTGTGCATCCATGTGATCGGTGTGAACTTCAAACTTAAGTTCTCCATCAACCGCTGTGATGCGTGTTCTTACGTCTACGCTCATTCTGAGTTTCCTTTCGTGGTATGTGTGGTGGTGCTTGCGCTTTCAATCGCAGCACCGAAGGTGTAATTAACCACCGTGGTCGTTGTACCCTGGGAGATCGATTCTTGGTTCGGGTAAAGTTCTTTCATAAAAGGAAATTCCAACTGGATCACGGGTGCGTGTCTTTAGTGGCTTGAACAAACCCGGCACGACGAGCTTGCTCAATGAGAGTCCGTATTTCGTCTTTAAGACGACGGTTCTCGGTGGATAAAGATTCGTTCTCCTCGCGCATCTGGCGGAGACCGAGTTCGAGTATTTGTTCGGATGTTTTCATAAAGATTGGGTGAAAGACATCGACTACTTCTTCTCCAATTTCGATTTCTCGATTTGGTGCTTCATTCTTTGTATTTCCAACTTCGTCCATATTGGATATCCGTGCTCGTTTCTTTGGATTGTTTCAGGCACGTCGACGTTATACGCCGACGGCTGATCCTTCTTGTTTGACTTCATATATAAATTTGGCGGCCGATTTAATGGCTTCCCGATGTTGCTTCTGGTCTACGGCAAAAATGATCGCCTCTACCTGATCATTGGGGCAGTAGATGTCTGTAAACCCAAACCAGCGCTGAGCCAGCCTGAGAAAAACCAACATAAAAAACTTATTTAACATTTTTATGCCTCTTTTTCCGGTGCAAGTCCGATATGGTCTCAGCAAGCATCTTTCTAAACGCAATGCTGAAAAAATCCTCCGGTGTAGCATCTCTTTTTCCAAACCCAACAAACTGATTAAATAGCTCGTCTTCCATCTGAAGATCCAACTCGACAGTTTCTGTCTCCCGCATCTCCAACAACTTGATCTGACCCAAACTTTTGCCCGTGTCTTTGTTGTACACTTGCGCTTTACCCTTCGACTTCATCTGCTTTGACCCTTTCTTATTTTGTAGAGCACCATCGCCGCCCTGCATAAAGCCCGCTGCAGGTGACCAACAACGCCCTCTTTGTCCTCTTTCTTATTTCCGTCCAACATCATCATTGCCGTGGCCATGTGGCTTATAGCTCGATCCGCCGAATATCGGATTGAATCCCGGGTGTACCATTGTCCCGGACCTGATTTAGATGAACCTGTTTTGGCTCTCCCGCCCTTGGTCATGACATGAACAATTTCTTTGAATGTGCTCATGGCCATCACCTCGGGAAGGGGATAGGAACTCGGCTGTTTCAATAGAGCGGAGGTTTTGCTCTGTTTACAGTTCTCCTGTAACACCATGGCCGAATCCCAGTGAGTTAGATCAACCCGTCAAACCACGTGGTGGCTTCAGGGGTGTTCTTACCTACCAACCGAAACACTGGTGTAAACCAGCTACCCATCGTGTTGGAGCGAAGCTGAGTCACCAACTCGTACTTGCCGCCAGCGAGCTTGTCGCGGAGAGCCGTGGTGGCTTCCGTGATCAGCTGCTTCCCGGCGTTGTTGTACGCGCTCTTGGCCAGAATCATCTGCGCCAGAGCGTAGTGGGCTCCGTCCTTCTCAAAGGCGAACAAGGGATGCGCGCCTTCGGGGCTTTGGACAGCCATCGTGAGGATCAGGATAGGGTCATAAATATCCATATCGCCCTCGGTGATGTCCGTGGTGCCGCCCGCGGTTCTGACGTCGGCAGCCGTATTAAAGATTTTGGGACGTTCCTCCGTGCCGTACGGAATCCTCTGCATGTACTTTTTAGCCATGCGGATAATGGTCAGTTTGGCTGGAGACTTCTGATTCCCAACCGACACCTCTTTCCGGAAGACAATGCTACCTGGAGGGAAGTCATTGGACAGTTCGCCAGTCTTGTTGGCGATGTTGAGCCGTGGGATTTGGAAATCGGAGACGTTGAATTCTCCCTCCATGCCGGCGTTGGTGGTCAAGGTGAGGGGTTGTTCGACAACCTCCGTCAATGCCTTGCTGGATTCGGTTGTGGTTTCTGCTTTTGGTTCTGCTTTTTGTTTTTGTTCTTTAGGGAATGTAGTTTTCACTATTTATCCTTTATTTTTCTGAGTTGGTAGGATTCACTGCCGCGCGTCAGGGCGTTCGCCTCGGTCAATGCGTCCTCAAGGTTGTCGCGTTCTTCTTGTTTTGTGCCCCGAGGAGCCTTGCTGGCGACTTGATCAGCTAGCTCCTTGAAGTTGACTGTTACGGCCTTCATAAATTCGGCCGTGGAAAGCTTGTCTTTGACTAAATCAAACGCCTTGTTTGCGTCTGTGATCTTTCTGGCTCCCTGGACAGCTGTAAGTCCGTACCCAGGGATCTCGTTGCCTTCCTTCGCGTATTCCACGTTGTGCTTTCGAACGGAACCGCACCAAGCTTCCAATACCGGGACCAAGCGTTGCGCCTGGGACCGCTTTTCAGGAGTAGCCAGCTGGCTTGGGTGGAAGAGATCGGGAAGTTGAGCGTCGTGAGCCAGGTCGTAAGACTTGGCCAGGGAAAGGGACATAGCCTGGACTGCGTCGCAAGTCGCAATACGGCTACAGAACACACATTGATCTCCTGGCCGAGCCATGTCGGGCGTGTTGTTGCGGGCACGCTCGATGATACCCTTGATCCTGGCGTTCATTTTCGGAAGATCGCCGTCCCTGGTGAAGGTTGCGGAATCCACATAATCCAAACGGGGCTGGAGGATGTGTAGTTTGAGGGTCTTTACGTAAGGATACTTCTTGAATACCCCAATTGCGTACGCCCACATCTGAGGGTTGGTTTCCGCCGGGTCAACCGGGTTAAACCCAAACTTAAAATCAAACATCGCGGCTTCGTCCGCGCAAATAAAGAACCTGTCCACGTAACCCCACTGGTCGAACACGTCGAGCTTTTGCTCAGACAGGTCCATGAACTTGGAATTCTTTTCCGTGTACTCGGCTTTCGCGGCCTCAACAAAAGAAAGGCATTTATGGACCAAAGCCTTTTCAGTAGCGTCCAGACCTTCCATTTCGCCGGTCTCACACGCCTTGTGCATTGCAGTGCCACGAAGAGTGACGGGGTGAACTTCGCCAGAATTGTCTTTTTGATAGCAGGGGCAGAGCTCAAAATACTTCAGGGAGCTCGGTGAGTAGCTTGCGTGATTGTCAGTACTACTCATGAGGGCAACGTTACTACCAAATCCCCGTCATTAAGCAAGTCAATTTCACGGATTTTGGATTTTGTTTTGCGTGCGACTTGTTCTTCGACCGAATTCGCCGCGTAGACCAAGTATTGTCTGCAAGGACTCTTTGATCCGGTTCGCGCAATGCGACCAAGAGCCTGTTTTAAATCAATCGCGGAGTATGTCGGGCACACCAAACTAACTCGAGGACGGCCGTGCAGGTCGTGAAGCGAAAGTCCAACACCACCAGCTTGAATTTGCACAATGATGATGTGCTCTTTGTTTGCCTGGAACTTGTCGATAGCCTCCTGGCGTTCTTCGGGGGATTGCTCCCCGTGTATGGCAGGGGCATTTAAACGCTCCATAAGCGTCCGGCACGTCTGCATGAAGTTAGTAAAGATCACTACGCTACAGCCAGCCTCCACATGCTCCTTGGCCATTTCCGTCAGCACCGGCACGCGAAGTAATTCGACCTCTTGTCGAAGTCTTAAAAGCCTCGTACGGGGCTCAGAAGGGTCAAAATCGTTGGATTTAGCCTCAGCTAAGGCCGCCAGCTCGGCCTCCATCTGCCCGTATAACTTGCCTATCCGGTCATCAATATCAAAGACCTCAGACATGACGTTGTTCTTGGGGAAAGCGTCACCAAGATCCTCCACCCGGGTTCGTACGCCCCTTTTAGGGAAGATGTGGGCATGAATCTGAAGCAAACCCTCCTTGCCCCCGTAATACTGAAACCCACCCCACGGGGCTTGAGCCACCTTCATCGTCTTCAACCAACCCCAGTAATTGACCCCGGCATGAATGCCCAGCAAATCCCCGGTCCATCGCATATCCAACGGGTTTTGCGCAGCGGTCGCCGAAAGCATTAATACCATGTGGTCCGCTTTAGACGCCCCCAGGATTTTTCCGTTTTGGCTGCTGTACCCTTTGCATTTATGCACCTCGTCAAAAATAAGAAGGGTGGGCGAGGGGAGATCCCACTGCCACTTTTTAGCCACCCACTTGCCGTGCTTTTTGCCCGTACGGAGTTTCTCGTAGTTAATCACAAACAGGGGTTCGACGCCGGCTTCGCTCAACCAATGTTTCCAGGAGGGTATGACTGCCTTGGGGCATATAACGGCCACCGGTAAGTTCATCTGCTTGGCCACAAAGGCCGCCGTGACGGTTTTTCCCGTGCCACAATCACTGGCGTCCAACGCCACGCGATTGTTGATCAAGGCGTCCATTAACACGGACGCGTTTTCCTTCTGCCAAGGAAAGAGGTTCAAGTTTCGATAATCAGCGAAACAAACGAACCTTCAGGATCATCACTTCCACTTCGCCAGACCTGAACCTCCTGGATATCGAAGCAGTCCGAGTCCACATCGACACAAATATCGAGGTGGGGGCTTACTTTCTGCAGTTTTTCCAACAGTTCTCCAACTGTCATTTTATTTCTTCTCCACGGGGCGGATGCACTTTAGTTACCAGCTCAAACCATGAATCCGCGGTCATGGTCACAAGCCAGGGTGAATTGTTTTTGCGATGCGCTACCGCAATCGGTTTCCCGCCGCAGTCACGCACCGCTTGTTCAACAGCTTTTCCGACGTTGAGGGCTTGAACCCTTTTGACTTCGAAATGAAAGGGGAGTTCCGATATGACATCGGGCGCATCCGGATTTCCAGAGAACTGCTGGCCCCGTCGCGCCGTGTATCCGCGCTTTTTGACTTCGTCCCGCCACTCACGCTCACCGACACAACCCTTTGCACGGCTATTCACGGGCGACCCCGAATTTATCATTCGCGAGCCACGCTTGTATGTCTGATTCACAAATTCGAATCACGCCTCCGGCCTTGGAGTGCGGAAGTGGGTGGCGCTTGCTGTTTAAGTATCTGCGAATCGTCCGGTCTCCCACGTTGAGCCGGGAGGCTGCTTCTTTGACCGAGTAAATTTTTTCCGGGATTTGTTTGCTGACTTCGGATGGGTTTACGTTCTCAACGACAATGTGAAGTTTGTTGGAGGGAGTGACCGCTACTTTGAACGATTGAGCCTCCAATATTAGATTCATACGGTGTCGTACATATAAACACGCCGTATGACGGCAGTCAATCATAAACAGAAATTTACCGATATGTTATCCTAAAAAGGGCATCCAAATATTTGACGTATTATTTTTCTTGCGCTTGAGCGCGCCCTCCGCGCTTGTTATGGACATCGATGTATTGCGCGATAACCATCCGAACCAAACCTGAAACGTTGTTGACTCCTATTCGCCGGCTTTCCTCTTCGAGGAATTTTGCCATATGCTTGGGCAAACTAATTGTTTTTACAGTCTGATTACTTGACCTTTCGTGACTCCTCTCCGACTTGTTCATGCACTCCTCCTTGACCCGGCATAATTGCGAAGTACTTCTCCGCCATCCCCCGAGTCACTGTTTTTCCATCCACCTGGATGGATTTGTATCTACGTAACAACATGGTAGGGCTATTGCCCATCGCAAGTGCTGTAGTTGAAGCGTCGCCAGTCATAGCTAAATAGTAAGTAGCAAAACTGTGACGATTCGCGTTTTGTTTCCAATTAAAAAGCGGTTTTTCTTTTTGAATTTTGTTAATTACCTCTCCCAAAGCATGGTAGATATCTTTGTTTATATCTCCAACACCCAGGCTTTTGAGGATATTTCCTTTATATGTCCTAAAAGGGCTAAGCCAAGCTTTTAAATTAGCGGTCATTGCTATGGCTCTATCGTTGTTAGCCCTTGATTTGGAGCCACCTACAAGTTTTCCTTTAACCAGAATTAAATTGCTAGACCAATCAATATCTTCCCAATTCATTCTTTCAATTTCAGAGGATCTAATTCCTGCAAACGCGCCCAAAACAATCCACGGTATTGTCCTTTTTGTGGCATGCTTAAGGATTAATGCCATGTCCTCGACGGACCAGCTTTCCAACTTTGCATCGTTAACCCGAATGACTTCGGTCTTTTCTGCCTGATGATCTTTGTCCGGTTCCAGATAGTCTTTTCTTTTGGCGTAATCAAAAATCATGCTGACGGCACCACGATAGTGCTGTCTTGTGCGAGGTTGCCACTCCGGGTTGGCTAAAAAGGCATCCAGTTCTTTAGCTTTGATTGTGGAGATAACTCGACCCCCAAAAGCTTTTTCAAATTTACCCCAACGAACCTGCAAAGTTTGTTTTTGACGTTTTTCTATAAAGGTGTCGTTCAACTTAAGGTTGAGCATTTCCTTAACAATCTCGCTAACCGTTATTTTAGGCAGTTTGTTTTCGCTTGTTTGCAACCACAGGTTAACCGCTTCGCTTAGCGGGGTGCCTCCCATTTTCTTTTCGAGGTCCCTAAAGTAAGCCAGCTCTTTATTGGACACGGCCACCATCGAGGCGCGGCCGTCAGCGAGGTCTCGGGCAATCCGGCGAGCTTCGCGCTTGGCCTCGGACAAATCCGCAATAGCCCGGCGCTGTCTTTTGCCCTCAGCCCACCAGGTCACCATGTACGTTAAATAATTCTTATTGTTGACGCATTGGTAGATTTTCACGTTCGCAAACCCGTCTTGGATCTCGATCGGCTTAAATTCTTTTTTCATACTGAAAGTGAACATTACTGACAATTAATGTCTGTCGTCAAGAAAAAGTTGTACATTTTATGACCGCTCCGGTGTCACTAGTGTCAACTGTAAGTCGTTTTTACTCAACAAAAGCCTAGACAAATCGTGTACAAATTATTGACACTCAGCAGTTTAGCAAACCGCCGCATTCGACCACTCTGCCACCGCACCAAGTTGTTGCAAAACAATACTTTGCTACGAAAAAACGCTCAATTTTTTATTGACAAATTTGCGATTACTGGCAATTAATGTCTGATGCCGACGACTCTGTACGGAAAAGTATGGCCGGAAGGGGCCGGAAAACTCGAAATTGAACTCATGGCTTTCAAGCTCGGTTTGTCCCCGGAAAATGGAGGTTTGGGCAAGTTTCAGCATTTCAAGAACGTTGTAGAGCTTCTTTGGCCTTATCACAAGACGCGAAACAAAGCCGGGTTCTGTTGGCATCCCTGGGCAGAGCGTATGATCCAGGCGGCTTGCGAGCAGGACTACCTGGCTATCTCTGGCCCCAAGTCCAGTGGCAAGACTGCCACCTTCGCCATGTGGGGGCTTGTAAACTGGTTATGCGCTCCCCACGAGACGCTTGTCTTGGTTACCAGCACATCTATCCGGGAAGCCCGTAAACGCCTTTGGGGAGGCATTCGTGAGCGATTTTTGCAGGTTCCAGGCTTTCCGGGGAAATTGATCGACTCCATGGGTAAGATTGTTTTGACGGAAGGGGAGTCCAGTGACCGGTCTTCCATAACCCTGGTTCCGTCCAGTCCTGACAAAGAGAAGGAGGCTACGGCCAAACTTATCGGTCTAAAGAACCAGCGGGTATTCCTTATCATTGACGAGGCCACCGACGTAACCAATTCGGTCTTTGAGGCTATCTCCAACCTAAACGCCAACCCTACCTTTCAATGTATTGCCCTTGGCAACTTTTCCAGCCAGTACGACCCCTTCGGCATGTTTGCCACTCCTGTGGGTGGTTGGAACTCGGTCACCGTGGATCAGGAGGAGTGGAAGACAAAGCTCGGGCTTTGCCTTCATTTGGACGGAGCCAAGACGCCCAACCTTGAACATGACGACGCCTGGCCGTTCTTGCTTACAACAAAACAGCTTCGCCACGCCGAGGATCATGACGGGGAACACAGTATTTCGTTCTGGCGGTTTATTCGTTCCTTTCCGGCTCCCGGGGGAGCAGAGGAGTCCATTTATTCCGAAGCCGATTTCCGTAAGTTTGAGGTGGATAAGGCCCCCAAGTGGTTGGAGCCGCCCAAGGTAGTTGCCGGTCTTGATCCCTCGTTTACCAACGGTGGAGACAGGACGGTACTGTACTTCTTGGAGTACGGGCGGACCGAAGAGGCCGGGCCTACGGTTAACTTCAAAGATTTCACTATCATCAGGGAAAACGTAAACGACCCGCAGCCAAGAAACTTCCAGGTCTCCAGGCAGGTTATGGCCGAGTGTCAAAAGCGAGGGGTGCCGCCCGAATACCTGGCGGTCGACGCCACCGGCGCCGGCGATCCTCTTTGCGATATTATTTCTGAAACCTGGTCGCCCCGAATCTTGCGGGTCAAGTTTGGTGAGAAACCTAGCACGCTGCCTATCAGCTCAACTTCAATGGTAGAGGCCAAGGACAAATACGGGAACAAGGTCACCGAGCTTTGGTTTGGTGGGGTTGAGTTTATGCGCTCGGGTCAGCTGAAGGGCGTGACTCCCGAGCTGGCTAGAGAGCTAACCAGCAGAAAGTACACCACCATGGCCGGCGGTAAGCTCGTTGTAGAATCCAAACGGGATTACAAAGCCCGGGTTGGGAAAAGCCCCGACTTGGCGGACGCGGCGTTTGTGGGTTTGGAGTGTATTCGTGTGCGAGTCGGGGCAATGGCCGGAGGATCCGTTATGGCAAGGAAGAGTGGAGGTTGGCAGGAGCAGGCACGAAGGCTGGACCGGGTGATCGACATTAACAAAGACCCTGTGTTAAATTATTGACTTTTAACTGACAGTAGACAGAATAGACATTCACGTGGACATCTTACTCGAAAACATCGGCGAAACAGGAGCCCCGCCCAAAGCGCGTCTTAAAGACGCCAAGTCGGCTCACAGTATTTATACTACGCTGCGCGAGTCGGATGCTCACGCTGATCAGGACCGCAGCAAGGTTCAGGCGATGTTTGACGGCGACCCGCCCTACAATCCTAATACGTTACGCAGCATGGGTCAGGCGTATCGCGCCAATTTAAACTTTGGTGAAGCCGCCGCTGACCTTGAAAATGCTTTGGCCGCCTATACTGATTTGGTTAACGGGGTGGAGAAGCTGGTTGAAGTTAAAACCACGTTTGGTGACGAGAGCGAGCGGCAGAATTGGGCAGGGGCGATCTCTGAGGAGTTTCACCGGACCTTGGTTGAGTGGGATCAGTTTCATTTTAATTTCCAATTGTTGGCTCATCATTTTATTTCCCAGGGACTCGGTGTTACCTTTTTTGAAAACGATAAAGACTGGCGTTGGCGCGTTTGTGGTATCGGTGACTTCTTAATTCCGCGCGGCACTCAAGCTACTGAGGATCGTATTGAGTTTGCAGTGGCCCGTCGGGTTTACCTGGCTCACGAACTTTATAACTTTATCAAAGACCCCAAAGTCGCCAAGGAAGCCGGGTGGAATGTGGAAGAAGTCAGAAAAGCCTTATCCAACCTTCATAAAGGCAATCGTCCGGCCGACCAGGGTTGGGAAGAGCTCGAGAGGGAGTTTAAAAACAACGACCTGTTCTATTCTTATGCCCGCGCAGGCGAGATTCGGGTGAATCACTATTATGTTCGTGAGTATGACGGCACGGTTAGCCATTACATTGGCCTTCGCGACGGATCAAATACCGACTTTTTGTACAAAAAGGAGAGCCGGTTTAAAAAAGCTTCGGAAGCTTTCAACTTGTTTACTTTCGGTGTTGGTAACGGCACATACCACTCGATCCGAGGATTGGGCTACAAAATCTTTCCCCATATTCAGGTAAGCAATCGCCTTCGTTGCGCGATGGTCGACGGCTCGATGATGTCGACCAGCTTGGTTCTTCAGCCTAAAACGGCCGAGGACGTAAGCCGTCTCTCGCTTGCTTTCGCCGGGCCAATTTCGTTTTTGCCCCCGAACCTTGAAGTGGTCTCCACTCAGTTCCCTAATTACAACAATAGCGTGATGCCTGTGGTTCAGGAACTTTCCATGACCCGCCAGGCCAACACAGGCACTTACCGTTCACACCAGCAAGTACAAGGCAGCAAAGAGCGGACCGCGACCGAGGTTCAGGCTCAATTAGCCAACGAGTCCGTCCTTACCACGGCCAGCATTAATTTGTTTTACGTGGCTTGGGGCAAACTCCTTAAGGAGAGCTTTAAGAGATTGCAGAAGGATACCTGGCAGCCCGGCGATGCGGGCTACGAAGGATATTCCAAATTCAGATCGAGACTTGAACAGCGTGGCGTTCCCTGGAAAGCGGTGCTCGATGTGTACGAGGTTGTTCCGGTCCGGGCGGTTGGGTACGGCTCAAGCGGAGCCCGTATCTTGGCCTTTAACGAATTTATCCAGCTCCTTCCTCGGTTTGACGAAGTGGGGCAACAAAACCTTATCCGTGATCGTGTGGCCGCTCGTGTTGGGTACGACCAGGTTGATCGTTATCTCCCGGCCGGGAAACTCAAGGAGCGTTTGCCTACGGATGCCAAGATTGCCGAACTCGAAAACGCTCAGTTCCAGGACGGACGTCCTATTTCTGTTATGCCCACCGAAAACCATTCGGTTCATATTCGCGTTCATTTGGCCGACGCCCGCGGAATGCTCGACGCTACCGCCCAGGGTATTGCTAAACCCGACATGGCTTTGGCTTACTTAACTTTGAATTACCAGCACTCGATGATGCACCTTCAGCAGATTGCCGGCGACCCGACCCGAAAGGTCGAAATTGGGCAGTATAACGAAATGCTTAATTTGATGCGCGAAGCCATTGTGGCTTTGGAAAACAACATGCGGGCGCAGCAGGAAAATATGCGCAAACATCAAGAAGCCCAGGCGAGAAACGGGGGAGGGCAGGGCGGTGTTGATCCGAGCATGGCAGCCAAACTTCAAGACCATCAGCTAGCCATGCAGATGAAAGTTGAGGAAGCTAAAGTCGACCAACAAATTAAGTTGGCCGATCATCAGCAAAAAATGGCCCTTAGGGATGCTGAAATTGCCAGCAAGATTCGCAATTCTCCGTAATTTTGCGCTTGCCATAATGGCATAAATCTGTCAATAAGATACATATGATGACTATCGACGAATGGCGTAAACGAGAAGATCTACAGCTCGAACTTAAACAATTGTTGGCGCAACCGGCCTTGGTCAAGGCTTTTGAAGTGTTGGTGGATTTTGCCTTACCAAAAGCCATGCCCGTACCGCAGGGAGCAGATATTGCCTTGTGGGGTGCTTTGCAAAACGCACGCCGTGAAGGTTTTTATGATTGTCTCAGAAACTTTGGGGCTTTGACCAATTTGGCGGAGCAACCGGCTGTGTTGCCGGAACCCTGGACTGAAAACAAAGGAAAAAATAACGAATGAGCACACCCGCTCCTGAACTTGGTTTGTTGGACGCATTAAACGTTGCGCTGGATACTCCTTCCGCGCCGCCGGCAGAGACCCCCAAGCCGGCCGAAAATACGGCGGTTACCGCACCAGAACCGACTGCGACAACCGCACTCAAGAGCGAAGTCAAGGCGGAGACCAAAACCGAGGCGACTCAGACTAAGGGTTTGGAGAACAAGCTGGATATTCCCGACGACGTTCTTGAGGCAATTGCCAAGGAGCCGGAAGCCGTCAAAGAAGAGACGGCCCCAGAGCTTCCCAAGGATGCCACGAAGTCCGCTCAAACTGCTTTTGCAAAAGTCACGACTGAACTCCGTGATACAAAAGCCAAATTGGCCGCGCTTGAGGCCAAGATTAACAAAGAGACGACCAAAGTTGAAGACAAGGGCGAGCAAACCTCTCCCGAGCTGGAAGTTTTGCGTAAAGAACTTGAGACGCTTAAAGCTGAGCGGGACGAGTACGAGAGTGAACTTTCGGTAGCTCGTGTCCAGGCGACCAAGCAGTACAAAGTTGCGATTGACGCACCGATCCGAGAAGCCACCAGCAGCATTCAAGAGATGGCCAAGTTGTACGAGTTGGACGCTGACGCCGTTGTCAGGACTGCCGCAATTAATGATCCAGTACAGCGTCGTGCAGCCATTAAGGAAATGCTTACAAACCTTGACCCCGTTGATGCGGTTGATGTTCGTCGCCGTGTAGACGACCTCAATGCGCTCTACAACAAGCGGGATGTCATTCTTTCCAACGCTGACAAAGCTATGCAGGAGATCAGCAAGCGTGAGGCCGCCCAACAGGCCGAACAAGCCCGCCAGCAGGAGCTCGCCCAAAAGAAAGCCCAGGAAGAGACCACTACGGCCTACAATGAAATCTGGAATCGTTTCACGCAGGAAGTTCCTATTCTTAAAAAGACAGGAAATCCGGAGTGGGATTCAAGGGTCGAGAACCTTCGTGAGCAGGCAATGCTTGTGGAGCAGTCCGACCTGGATACTGAAACCCGGGCTGCTTTGACCTATCAAGCCGTTGCCATGCCTCTCATGGTTCAACTCTTTCAAGGGTACGTAAAGAAAAGCCAGGGCGAGATTGCCGGATTGAAAAAGGCTTTGAGCGAATATCGTTCTGCTACTCCTGGTGCCGGTGGTGGCGACGCCAAAACCGGATCGCCCGATCTTGCTTCCGACGTCGGATTTTTGGACGCGCTTGAAAAAGGTTTGAGGTAAGTGACTCATGCCCGCTTTCTACCCAGAAGGCGATGACCCCAGAATAGGGGACGCTCCAAACAGGTCTCTTCAGAAGATTAATAGTCTTCTAAAGAGCATTGATACTAAGACTGGTACCGGCGGAGGAGGTTCCGGGGATGCGCTGACTAACCAGGAGCTTCGCGCCTCCCCAGTTCCGGTATCTATTGGAAATTCAGATACAATACCTGTCTCTGGAAAAGTAACCGCAGACCCCAATCGTGGGGCCGTTCAAAAAGCTCCAGATTCAGGCGTCAACGAGATCGCCTCAGCCAACACCCCCCAGCAGATCTTTGCGGCTCACAGCACCCGCACTTATTGTGTTGTCCAGAATCTTTCCGACACAGACATGTTTCTTGGCGTCGGTCACAACCCGACCAGCACCAATGGTCTTCGTCTGGCCAAGAACGGCGGGGGGGTGGGGTTTTTGGTTTTTTTTTTTTCGTGCCGCTGCAGCCA